GTCTTGGGGCAGATGACTCTGGATACTTGTGTGAATTTTACTCGTTCAGTCATTTCAGTTCCTCTTCAATCCTTTCAATCTCAAAGATTTCATTTAGAAACTCCAAACCATACTTACCCACAACCCAAGCATCTTTATCCTCAAAGAACCGATCACCCACAGTTTCCATATCATATCCTTCTGTGTTTTTATTGAAGAAAGCAACGACATAGCAACTATCACCAGAGTCGTGAGTATACCACTTGACGAGTTCATACTTGTTGTTGACTTTGCTCCAACGGAACTCTACATTACGAAATCTCATTGTTCTCCTCAAAATCAAACCATTCATACAAAGAATTCATCGCACCCTCAACCACACAATCAACCACAGCATCTTGGTGTGGGTTTTCTACGTGTTTATGAGCACGATTATAACCATAACGGACACCTTCTTCAAGTGCCATCTCTAATACTTTGCGAAAGTTGGGTTTCATTTCAGTATGTTATTCAAAAGAGTAAGAGTTTCCATGGTCCAGTTGTTAGTATCACCATGAGGAGGATACAACTTACTATACCACATACCATACAATTCTGGATTGATGTGCTGGACTTTTTCTAAAGTGTCGGCAATCTGGAAATTAATGTCAGTCATTGGATTGTGTTGATTTCAGTGATAACTTCCCAGTGTGCGTCAGCTTTGTCACCGAAGCGATTGCTACCAGTGCGAGTGCTGACCCACATGAAGTATTTGCGGTTTTCTGATGCCAAGAATAACTCACCACCAGTATCCTGCTCTACAATACAAACAGGATTGCCTTCCATAATGTTAGCTAGACGGTTCTTCGCCTTGCTGGACTTTGGTTTGACTGTTACTCTTCTCATTCTTCTTCATCCAGAGGAGAAAAAAATTGGTCGTATTCTTCGTCAGTGAGAGTAAGATACTGGACTTTGACATCCTGATGTTCTTCGGCATAGATTACCTGATAATTTTGGAATTGGTTCCAGTCATTAGCAGCATATTCTATGATGCCGTCCAGAAGACAGAGGTAGTGCATTTGTCTTTTGCTTATAAAAGTATTATACAGCAAAAGCAATCAGACTACAAGGTTTGTTGTGACGGTTCATAAAGTGTCCATCCCTTATATTGTTTTATAATACCTCTGGATAATTGTGATAATCGTGATAAATCTAATTTGTTCTGTTTGGAAAAATTAGTAAGTGTAGTATATTCTTCCACCACTTCACCAGAAGGACTAACAAATTTATAATGTTTTCTTTTAGCATCAACTACCTTTTTTATAGTATCTTCTGAAAGTTTTTTACCTTTATTGAATTCGCTAATTTTTCTTTTGTGTTCTTCAGAAAGTTTGCTGCCTTTTCTTTCTCTACTCCATTTTTCTTTTTGTTCTTGAGAATGAGTTTTTCCATAAAATGGATTTTGTTCTCCCTCTAAACTTTTTCCATATCTAGGATTATTGGGATTATTTTTTCCTTTCATCCTCTCTTTCAATATTTCTATATGCTCTTCAGAAAGTTTTTTACCTCTATGAATATCTCCAATTTTTCTTCTAGTTTCTTCTGATACTTTTCTTCCTTTATTAGCATAACTTGCTCTTATTCTAGCACCTTCATAAAGATATGAATTTATATACTTACCATTAGATTTCATAATAGTATGTGCTTTTACCATCTTTGATGTTCTTTCATCTATTATCCCATATCTTTTGATATAAATCTTTTCTAATAATGCGTGAGCGATGTAATGCTCTCTAGAAGTAAGCACTACAGTCTTATCATTATTTCCAAAAATACTTTTAGGAAATATGTGGTGTTTTTCTGTATAACCTTCAGGAGAAGTTCTATTCTCCGCTTTCCTAATGAGGTTACAATAAACCTTTAGATAATTCATTTCTATTCTACAAGAACCGCATTATTATTTATAATAGAAAAGGTGCCCGAAAGCACCTAATCTTTTGCCTGTAGAGAATTGCGGTTCCTATAGACATCATTATTTAGTTTTCTTTTCAAGGGCAATTTCTTCTTTGAGTTGAAGAATACCTTTTCGCATATACCGAAAATCCCTAGTCTCAGTCACTCGTTTCTCTTCACCACAAATACCACATTTACCATTCCACACCGAAGATACTCCATCGTGATATTGACCGTATTTTTGCCCACAATCCATACAGGTGGTGCCTGCCTGCTCAAGGCGTTTGAGGAGTGCCTTCTTCTCTTTGAGAGTCATAGGTCTGTTTCGTATAAGAGTATTATAAGGCATCAAGACTCTTCAGTCTCTTCTGGTGTGCCAGTTTCTGAAGTGTCCTCGTCAGGCAACTCCTCATCCAAATTCACACCATCTAAAACTTCATTTGACCATTCTAAAATACTTTCCCTGACTTCTTCCCAAGTATATGTTTTTTCTTTACCAGTTTCAATATCCTCTACCATTTGTAGCAGATATTCAAGAAACTCTCTGGGATAAACATCATCATCATTCAATCCTACCCAAAACCACTCTAAACACTCTTGTTCTGGGTCTTCTACTGTTCTGGGGAGAGCATAATTTTCATAGGAAGAACCCATCAGATCTGCCCAGATTCTGAAGTTATGACGAATAGTTTGCCATCCAGTCATCCAACAATGACCAATCCAATACTCCCACCAGTTCAGAGTGGTTTTCATTTTTTCAGTTCCTTTAACTGCTTTGCTAAACATCAGCACTCATCCATTCCAAGATAATCAATATCTTTTTCATCTACTTCCTTCATATAATCCCAGTTCCAAGTTCTGGAAAACACATCAATATCAAATCCAAACTTATATGCCCAGAAAAGAATACCTAGTAAACCATTACTTCCAGAAGTAATCTGAATATAAGGCCACGATGGATAATCATTCCAACTTACAGAAAACTGAAACAAACTCCATCGTTTAATATTAACAACTTGAACATAAACTTCGTGCCCAAAGTCATAACGATGCTTAAACTTAAATAATTTCATTTTTTAAACTCCTTCTCAAGTTCTTTAGCAAGTTTCAAAGCACGACGCCACATCAGATATTTTACCACAGGATTGCGAGGATTGTGAAGCAACCACCACTTTTGTTTTTCATAGTAAACTTTTATGAGTCTTGTAAGATAATAAAAAGCAGCAGCGACACTCTCATCTGTTGCGATGAAGTATGCCACTACTGCGAATACGATAAACCAAGCATAATAAGTCATCGTCTAGGTCTCATAGTTTTATTATTTAACCAAGAAATTGATCCAGACTAGATACCGATGCGCCTTTTGCGGACTTTTGAATGTAGGTTTTGGCGGATTTGTAATTGTTTGCTAGATGAACCTGCTGTCCGTTATGAATAATCATAAATTTTTTACCAAATGGAACAGCAGCCCACATTCCATCTTTAGTTATATAACCTTGTGGATCTGATGGTTTTGGATTTAAGATTCCTGGACGATCTACAAAAGGTTTCTGAAAGTTTTCGCTCATCCGAATACAGCGGTCACACCAACAACTTTAGCACTTGGGTTGCGTGCCAGAGCAGTCCGCTTGGCATCATCATAATCGCGTGCTTCAACGATCTCATCAAAGACTTTACCAGCGACATAGAGTTGAACTTTGCAGCGCATTGGGGGATTCCTCCTTGTGTGTGAGTATTATAGCAGATTAGATGGATTTTAGGAAGGAGAGGTCAAAATCTTCAGATTCTCTAAAGTAATCCTTTGTTTCCAGAGCACCCTCCAGTAAATTGTATCCAGTTAGAAAGAAATCGGATAGATCTGGATCGGCACTGGCAGTCATAACAGCACCGGTGTCTTTGAAGTTGTAAAGTTTTGACGATGGTATACAACACATTTTACCTTTTTTTACATCGGTAATAATGAAATAATCTGCCAATTTATCATCATAATCTTTTGCGGCACGACGATTTTTAAGAATCATCCCACGAACTGCCATTTGTGATTTATTTAAAAATTGAGTAATCTTTGACTCATAGGTTGTGTTGTTTGGACCAATTAAATCAACACCAGGAAGATTAACTCGGGTAAGCAGTCCATTGCTATATTCAGCAAGTGCTTTCTCCACAAGTTCTCCTGCTTTTGGATATCTTAGGTTATTATCGGTATAACCTCTGATTGACATCAGAAGTTTAGAGAAACGTTCTAGTTGAAAAGTAGTAAAATCAATCATCGGCGGACCACTGAGATGGCAGGTTGACCCTGACGGAAAACGGTGTCTACGACCGCCTGAACGCTCTTGGCGGTGCTGATGCCCACCTTGTCATAAATGGGCACACAGACCAGTCCAAAGGTCTTCTGGGTGCCTCCCAGACGGATCACCCGCCCGATGCTCTGAGAGATACCAATGTAGTCCATATTCCGCATAAACAGAACTGCTTCCAGACCCTGAACATTGATTCCTTCAGACAGAATGCTGTGATGAAGAACCACAAACTTCTTGGAGAAGTCTTTGCCCCAGGCATTCAGAGTGTCAAAGAACACCTCACGGTTGACCTTCTGACCATCAATCACAGCACCAGTCTTGGCAGTAATATACATCCAAGAATAACCACGCTCCTTGAGGTCAGAGCAGAAGTCAGACTGTGAAACAAGGTTGACGATTTGTTTGGTGGAACGAGCACAGATCAGGATTTTGTCCAGACCATTATCATCAATAGTCTCCAGTAGGTTAGCAGAGTCACGGTCAGCAATCATCTGCTTGTCCTGAACCATCTCCAGTTGCTTGACCACAACTTTAGGGGGCAGGATGTAACCTTGCTCCACCAGTTCAGGGGCAGGAACATTACAGATGACCTGACCATAAACCTCTGGCATATTCATACCAGGTTTAGAAATAGTGACAGAATGCTTAGGAGTAGCAGTGAAGAAATAGCAGCGGTCAGCAACAGCAGAGAAGTGCTCCGTAGCAGGGAAAAAGTTACGCTGAACAGAGTTGTGTGCCTCATCAAAGTAGATGGTATCAACGTGAATATCTGCTTGCTGAAGACGCTGAAGAGAATTATAAGTAGTGAAGATTAGTTTGTGACCTTGAGTTGCTTCTACCCAAGTACGAATCACATTGGGACGAGTGCTGCTGAAGTGATGAGTCTCACCACTGTGACAATGGAGAACTTGTGCGTTTGTGATAAACTCAAGAAACTCACTGGACAACTGCTCTGCCAGGATGATGCGCGGGCAGCAGACTACAATCGTCTGAGGAATATCTTTCAGAAACTGACGGATGGCATCAAAGATCATCGTGGGGGTCTTGCCAGCGCCAGTCGGCATGATCAGTTGACCGAGTTGATACTGTTCCATAGCATCAAGACCACGTTGCTGGTGAGGTCGGAGTTCAAACACAGGTCTCATCGCGTATGAAACTATTATAGCAGAAAACCGCCCCTGGTGCGGACCCGAGGACGGTTCTAGAACTGTCTTTTATATCCAAAAAGGATTTAAATCATACTCAAAATATTCAAAATCTCTACGAAAATTTATTTGAACCCACTCAATAAGGTCTTTTGTGTATATTTCTTTGTAATTTTTATTGTATGAAAAAGAATTGTATTTGTGTGTGTTTATATCTGAAATATTAAAATCTTTCTCTAAATTTTGTAATTCTGATTCCATTTTATAAAATTTATTGATTCTAATGTCTCCATTTAGATCAATAAAAAAATCTAATTGATTAGTAGTGGTGGAAAAACAATTATAGGGAAGTTTTTTCAATAAGTTATTACAGTAATCGTCAAGAAGAAATTGCTCAAATGTAAAATTAAAGTCTGTTATGGTTCTCTTTATTTCATTATACCAAGATAAAATTCTTGTGTATGGATTTCTTACAATTGAAAATATTTTATGATGATTTAAATCAATGACCTTATGTTTTAACCAAAAAGAAAGAGGAATGTGTTTTTGTTCATAAAAACCATATATGGAAGGAATATAATCTTTGAAAAAGAGATAATCATATCCTTCCCAAAATAAATTTCTATATTCCATCCCATCAAAATAGTTGACTCTATTTGATGGAAAAATATTCTTTAAATTTGTTCCAGACGTTTTTGGTATGTGAATAAAACACCAAGCATCATCTACTATAAACATATAATGCTTATCTTCTACCGGAACAAAGGTATTCTAGCAGTATTTGGGTACTTATGTCAAGAGTTACCAGAAATCATTCCAAGCAGATCCATCATAACCTTGATGTTTGCCAGTGCTGGAGTTAAATATAATCGCACCAGCGGCAACAGATGCTGGGGTAATTGCGTTTCTTTGTGCTGTTGTAAGAACTGGGGGATAGAATACACCTCTTAACGATGCTGTAAGATTCGCAAAACGTAAGTCAATTGGACCAATAGGAAGATCAGAGTTAATACCAACGGCACCGATTCCACGAATAATCAGATTATTATTGTAGATATTTGCTTGACCAAAGACTTGAAGAGCACCAGCATTCAAAGTACCATTCGCTGGATCATTAATTTGTCCTAATGGAGCCGTGGTTCCGATACCGACCTTTTCAGTAATACCTACAGTTCCACCCACATAAAGTCTTGGGTCAAAATTAGGACTTGTGGTAAGAATACCAATTCTGCTAAAGAAACCAGTTTGTCCTCTTGCGTCCAAACCAACAGCTGGAGTTGTAAGTCCAATACCGACTGAAGAAACACCAGTTACATTCAGTTGAGAAAGTGTGGTAATACCCGATGTATTGTTGAGATTGACATTCGCAAGAACACCGCCAGAACCACCTAGAACTGCTTTGTTAGCACCAGAACCAACTGTAAGAGTATTAGGAATCTCAACGTTTCCACCAAAGAAAGCATTTCCAGTGACTGTAGAGGTTCCAACAACGTGTAAGGTGTTGTCTGGATTTGTTTTAGCAATACCCAATCTACCGCCGTAAGTTAAGGTCATTAACTCAGCATTAGTCTGACCATAGATCCAGTTAAAGTTCCCTGTTCCTACACCAGCACCACCAGCGTGAATATGTTGATTAAATGCTCCAGTGGATCTGTTCAGAACATCAAAAGTCCCTTGTGAGTTACCAAATCTTAGGACAGTAGAACTATTTCCAAGACCTACAGATTGACCAATACTGATTCTTGATTCACCGGTGTTGCTTAAGACTTCAACTGTTGTGGTTCCATCCTTACGAACTTGAATTTCTGATGTGGGATTTGCTGTTCCCACTCCAATTAAACCAGCACCAGTTGCTGTGAATCCAGTTCCGCCAGTTCCAACATTTAGAGTATTAGCAATTGTAGTAACACCAATTGGAGACTGAATAACTTCAATCGTATCTGTTACAATTCTCGTAGCCGTAATAACACCAACATTAATATTTGGTGTGCCTGTCAGTGAAGAAGCACTTTGAGCAGTTCCAGTTACGTTTCCAGTTACGTTTCCAGTAACTGATCCAATGAATCCACCAGTCGCAGTGATGATTCCAGAGACACTGATATTTGCTGGAAGTTTGGCATTATCAATGGTTGGAAGGACCGTATTAAGAATCGTTCCGTTTGTAATATTGTCAGCATTTAAGTTGGTTATATTTGTTCCAAATCCAACAAAAGCATACGCTGTAACGACTCCAGATGCCCTTATATCGCCTGTTGAATTGAATCCTACCCCTCTACCACTAGCGTTTGGATTAGCACCAACCTGGAAGGTGCTACGGGGATCTGTGGTAGCGATACCAACGTTACCTGCGGCATAAATTGAAGTAAAACCAAGACCTACATCAATATCAACCCATTGTGATGTTGGAAGATTAGAAAGAGTGGCACCATTACCATAAAAAGCAGTGGCTGTAATGATGCCACTGCTTGCCGAAGCACTGATATTATTACCAACTCTAAGTTCTGTGGTTGTTGATACACCAGTTACAAAAAGATTTCTAGAAGTAACAA